AAACATTCGAATACCGTGTCCGCTCCCGCTTGCGCCTGAGTATTTCTCAATGCCTGGCAATTTGAAAAATGAAATCCCTGTTTTGCGTTTAAGGTATTTTGCAATTAAGAAAACCGCCTTTTCAAGGGAACCTGTTGAAATATCTTCTTTAAGAAAGTCTTTGAAATTGAGTGTGCTCATGAATAATATTTATAAACATTACTATTTATATTTTTTACCTTCTTAATGCTCATTCAACCTTAAAATCACTAAAGTCAGATGACCCACGACCTCCACTGAAAGGCTTGTCAGGAACTGGAGTGACGGTGCCCGCATCTTGAATGATACCAGCAGTAGGATCGGCAATATCGTAAAGTCTCATTTTGGAACGATCCACGCCAACCGTAAACCTTTTGTTTGTGGCAGGATCATTATAACGATTCTTAAGCTGTTTAATCATTAGCTGACCCATACTTTCAAGTTGCTCGTTAGAGATGAGAGCAATCATCAAGTCGGCTGTGGCGGGAAGTCCAAAACTTTCTGAAGTATCAGTAAGCTCAACATCGCTGTTATTAAATCCCGTTCGTGTTACCTGTGTAGCACTCCAGATTGGAACATTGTTTTCTACCGCAAGTCCTCGAAGTTCTTCAGCAATTGCTTTAATCAAAGAGTATGTGTTAACACCTCCGCTTAAACCTTTGATACGAGACGACGCGCAAATGTTTAGATAATCTACATATACCACATCAGGAACAAAATCCTTTTTCATTTTTAGCTCTGTTAGCAGCGCTCGGAAGTGGCCAACATGAGCACTTGCCGTGGGATATTCTTTTACAACAAGCTTACCGTTTGTTTTACTTGAGATGCTTTCGACCTTTGATGTAAAACGATCATTAGTCATTTCTTTTAGCTGATCAATACGAACATCAAAAAGGTTTGCATCAATACGTTCGGCAATTCGTTCTTCCGCCATCTCCAGTGTAATATAAAGAACGTTCTTACCTTGAGATAGCGCAGCAGAAGCAAGGTGACACATGGCCAAACTTTTTCCAACACCGGTTCCTGCAAGTATAATATTCAGCGTTTTGTTTGGTACACCGCCACCGGTAATGGTGTTCATCATCTCAAGATCAAACTCCATCTTGTCCTCATGAGTATTGTAAAACTCATAACGAGCTTGTGCGTTTTCAATATAGTCGTGACCAACATTGGTATCAAATGTAACACCCAGAGCTTTACTTAGAATGTCGGGAATGGCGCCTTCAGCTTTATCTTGACTCTTACCATCAATAATGTTAATGGCTTCCATAACCGCAAGATGAACGGCGCGATCTTTACACCATTTCTCTGTTGTGGAAATCAGCCACGAGTCATCCGCCTTTGCAGGAGACTCAAAGGAGTTAATCGTTTGGAGAATCTCATTCACATTAGAACGAGAAGAATAGTCCGAGCTTTGTAGCTCGATAGAAAGAACTTTAGAATTAGGAAGCTTGTTATACTTCCCAACAAACTTTAAGATAAGATCGTATACCGCTCTATCCGAACCTTCAAAATATTCGGGACGAAGATGCGGCATTGCCTTACGACAATATGTTTCGTTGTGTACTAAATTGTTTAGTATAATATCTTCAATCTTTTCCGTCATTCTCTCCAATCTTAAATTCGTTTTTTGTTATAATTGATGCAAGTACATTTCCAATATGTTGTTCAAAATCTTTATTGGATTGCAATTCTTCTTTGGTGTATTCTTCGTTACCTTCTTCAACTTCGTAAAGAAAGCTTAAACGACCAACCTGCTCGCCATTCACTTCTTCTTCCGTTAGTTTGACGTCACCATAGGCATACACAGACCCGCTGTATTGCCCGCTTGTTAACTTTATTGAAAAGTGATCAGTGTGGCGATCACTGTCCACCAACTTGTAATCAAATTCTTCTTTCATAAATGATAAAGGGGCTGGGCACCACCACAACACCCAGCCCCCTTTTACGGTTCTACTTTTTAGTTGGAGAGTCGTCACCTGCAGAACCAGATTCGGGAGAGACGGGGTCGTCTCCTAGTAACGAACGGTGAGCAACCTTAAATTTATTTTCGATGGCTGTGGCAAAATCGGTCTTCTCTAGAATCGTCTTCCAAAAATCGGCCTGGAGTGTGTCCTTCATTCGAACATTACCAGAGAGCTCTTCTTTGGTTTCTGGATTGATTGCCATGTACCATCCGTTCTTCGGCTTGATAACATATCCCATATCAATGGCAATTTCGGTAAAGCCAGACCAGCGTTCGATTCCGCCTTCCCATGATACAGAAATAGGGATCTTAGATTTTTCTTTAACGAATCTGGACTTCTCAACGTTAACAACAAAGTCATATCCAATAACCTCGGTTCCTTTCTTATCCTGCCGCCGGCCGATAATCCAAACGTTATCAGCACTGTACATCACGCCCGTTCCCCCACTAACAATTTGCTTAGGGAAAAGGCCTTGCTCTTGGTAGGTGTGGTTAATAGCGAGGAGTGGGATATCGTTGATTGTAAGGAATGGTGTAACCATTCTAAACAGACCTTTAAGAGCCTTTGCTCTTGTCATATCAGCCACAGACTTTTCGTTGATCGCATCTTCAACTTCTTTCTTTGAAGCGATGTTACCAACCGAATCAATAATTACAATAACCTTATCCTTTCTTTCAATTTCTTTAAGCTGATTAACAAGATCAAACTTAAGTTCCTCGATGTTTGTAACGGGACAGTGAAGAACCCGACTTGTATCAATATCAAAAGATTCAAAGTAAGCCTGAGGAGAACCAAACTCAGAATCATAAAAAATCAGAGCGGCATCTTTATGCTTTTTAAGATAAGCACCAGCCATAAGAAGTGCGAAGCTTGTCTTGAAGTGTTTACTTGGTCCGGCCAAAACGGTAAGACCACTTGCAAGTCCGCCGTCAATGCTTCCGCTTAGAGCGACGTTGACCATTCCCACCGGGGTTGAAGTTAAATCCTTTTCAGAAAAGAACTTTGAATCAGAGAGAATATCCGCACCCTTAACACGGGTGGTTTTCATCAGTTTATCAAGTAATGCCATATGTTTTATTGTATTTTTGTTCTATTATATTATAAACTATATTCTTATGAATGTAAATCAAAAAATGCGTCCAACTCCAAAGTATTTGATACTTCGTTTCCATCTTCGGTCAGAACATCTTGCTTTTTATTATTCTGTCTTACACGTGGGGTAGGAGCAAATTCAGTATGTCCTTCTAAGTAAAGTAAAACATTCTTCATCATATCTTCAGCAGTTGAAGCAGGTACGTTCTGGCAAATATGATTTACTTTAGAACGAACGTTTTCACCGACCAAATTAAAATCATCAGGCATCTTCATGATACGCAAGCAATCTCGAATCGTAATCCAATTATCAGTATAAGGATTTAAAAGGGAATGGGGTAAAGCTCCAATCAGCGCTGGAATTTCGTTTCCTCGAGGAATGGTAATACCGTGAGCCCAGTAACCTTTTCCCTGATCAAGTTTCTCTTGCATTGCCCTGGCGCGGGCTCCAACCTTATCATGGCCGTTAGCCTCCATCCAGTCAGCTACATCAGAAAGACCTTTATTATATCCTCCGTCCGAATGAACAATGAGATTTTCAGTTTTAGTGAAAGTCTTTTGAAGTTCTGCAATGGTTTTTGTTCCTGTAGCTGCAAGTTGATACTGCAGCCATGAATTATCGTATGGCGAGTTTTGGTTCGCGGTAACATTCATTGGGTCATCCTTAATTGGCTTTTGTTTAAGGATATCTTCAATACTTTCCTGAGGCTTTCTATACCAAGGGAAGATTGGTGCTGTTTTAGAATCTGTAAAGAAGTAAAAGGTTCTAGGTCGCTTCTGTGATAGGCCGTGAAGACGGCTTTCGGTGTAATACAGATTAAGACTGTAACCATGTTCTTTAGCGATTTCAGCCAACTTATCGGCTACAGCGGAGCCTGCTTTCGTAAATAGCCTAGGCGCGTTTTCGCCCCAGAATACTCGAGGCTTTACTTTTCCAAGAACGTAATTTGCGGTAAGATACATCCAATCGTTTGCTGCATAATCAACACCACTGTTTACGTTTAAGCTAGAAAGACCTGCACAGGGACAAACCGTATTAACAACGTCAACCTTTTCGGGAACATAGTTTTCATTGCCTTCTTCATCTAGATAGGTATACTCTCCGGTGTATCCTTTACCGCGGATGTAATCAATAAAGTGTTCATCATTTGCCGTAAAGGGTTTATAAGAAAGAACCCATTCAGGAAGCTGACCTTCCATGGCATTCATCACACCAATGTTCTCTCCGCCAATTAATGGAACAATGGTTCCGTATGTAGTTTTGTTTTTCATAGTTAACTAATTTAATTATTCAATTCATTTTTAACAACCTGTGTCATTTTCCACTGTCTTTCAGGATCGTCGTAGTGTAAAGGAATACACGTCGCTAGGAGGAGTAGACCTCCATCCAATATTTGTTTTACAGGTAAATTAAATTCTTCTAGTTTCTCTACAAACACCTTCTTAACAGTTTCGTTTTGGCTGGTGTTGGAAACAATGGAACTATACCCATGATAAAGATCGTGCGCGAGTTTACACCAATCATAAAAGTTATCGCCGATGGTACCAATCAAGCCACCGTAGTTTCCTCTTGGGTCAATAAACTTAAACTGATTTGTATAGTGGTTATAAAGTATGTTACCAAAGTGGAGATCCCCGTGATGAACATCTACAGGTGTAACACTGTTCCAAATATCATACGCGGTATCAATAAGTTTAGACTGTTCTTTAGGAGTCAGGGGGACATCCGCAAGTCGTGTTTTTGATTTATCGACCCAGATGTTTTTAGAAAGTCCTACAAACCCATCATGGTGGGTTTTTACAAACCTATTACACTTTTCAATCGGAGTCGAAAAGTAATTAGCTTTAATCCTAAACAGCTTGTCCATAATAAATGACCAGTTGGCTTCTGAAAGATTTTCATACAGCATAAGATCTGAAAGCAGGGATCCAGATTCGTATGACATTATTAGATCCGTTTTATGCGGGAGAATCCTAGGGACAAACATACTCTGTTCGGCCGTGATAGAATTATACCACGAACGCTCTGCGTGTAATGTATCTACACTATGCTTTGACGTATAGTCAGGAGTCTTGGTAACGGTACCAAGATCGTCGTTAAATGCAATGTTATTAAATGCGCGACTTTTAAGCCGTAAAAGCTTTGCGCAAGTTTCGTGATAAACACTTAGTGTACCAATGTCGTACCATTCGGTTGTTCGTTGATCAGCAAACACCAAAGCATTGTTAAGGCTTTCGTATCCCTGCAGCGCAGATGAGATATCATAGTCAGAAGATTCATCAAATGCCTGCTTTGCCAATTCCCCGTTCTTAAAAGAATACAATCCTACCAGTGCAACACCTCCTTTGATGTTTTTCTCTGGCTTGTCAAAGTAAGTGGTTCCGTCCCACATACACCAAGAAGAGTGATTCTCAACTTCCTTACATAGCAGGAAGTCGGTTCCAAGATCCATGTTTTCAGTTAAGATGATTGCATCTCCAAGCCATACGACAGTGGGACGAGGAACGACAATCTCCCCAAAGCCAAGGGCAATCGCTGGTCTAGGACCGTTAAGTGTCTTTTGTTTTACAAATTTAATCTCTGGATATTTCTTAGAACAGTATTCACGAACATCATCAAACTTACCGTCAACAATAACAATCTCTTGAATGTCTGCAAGCCTTTTTGCTTGCTCTATAATATAATCAAGACAGGGTTTACCGTTAACCCTGACCATGATTTTGGACATGTTATTTGAAAGCGGCTTTAAGCGAGTTGCCTCTCCAGCTGCTGGGATGATAAGATTAATCTTCTTCATTGTAATTCCAAGATGCAAATTGATCAAGTGTCATGGCTTTATCATCAACATAGTATGTACTTGCATAAGGCTTTCCAAAATGAATTTGATTGTAAGGAACACCATGACGGGATAGCCAAGAAGTAGTTATAATGCCAATGTCAGCAATGATCTTCTCGACATCTCCGTCGTGTGTTAGCATCCGTCGTGCGGAAGAGATAGTAATGTACCATCCATCATCAGCCATTTGCTGCATCTTTTCAATAAGAGGAAGGTTGGGTTTAGCTAACCCGTACTTTTCGTAACTGTCCTTTTTGGAATGATCTGGAAAACAGATAGTGTCGTCCATATCAAAAACGATTGATTTTTCTTTCATTATAAGATTTCTTCTACACCTTTTAGGAGTGTGTTGTTCATGTATGTACCGTCGTAGTATTCATCTAGTAAAGCTTTATCAATAGCATCCCGCAGTTGATCATACGCCTCTGGGTTTTCTTCAAGGAATTTAATCTTATCAAAAAGTTCCTTTGAATCCTTTACGCGAAGAAAGGCTGGAACATCTAAGTGCTTTTGCTCATCATAAGTTGGATGCAGGAACGGGATAATTCCATAATGAGCCATCTCCCAAAACTTAGCGGTAACCCATCCCTTTTTAATCGGAATGCAAAAAGTATACTTGACACGAGGAAGCATGCTTTGTAATTCGTTGAATTTCTTAGGTCCTTTGAATCTGTTATCATCACCGATTGTATCTGGATTCCACTTGCCATAGATATCAACATCTTGCACGTGGTCAAGTATGTATTTTTTCAAATCGGGATACCTAGACGGAAGGCCTTCGTTACATACAACCATAAAGTTAATATCCTTCGCGCCAGATTCAGAATCAGGTTCGGCATCGCTGAAAAAGGAATCAAGCGAAGATTCTTCTTTTGTAATCGCTTCACCTCGAGTCTTACCAATAAGAAATATCGTTTCCATCGCTTTGTATTCTTGAGGGATCCGTATTGTGAAGTCTTCTGCTGAATCGTATTCCTTACAAGCAATGTGATCGCAGATGCGTTCGTATTGTGAATAAATCTTTTTAGGTGGATTCATCAAGTCCCTCATCTTCCCAGGGTAAAGGCGGGGATCGTTTAAGACCATAATCCAAGGGATATCTCGATAGGTATTTAAGTAGTGAATGGTTGGACCTGCGTACAACTTTTGAGCGTCAAGAGGAGTTGCTAGTGTATCGCGCTCTTTTCGCCGTCTAGCCCACCCTACAACATTAGAGGTTGCGACCAATCCCTGAAGCATGATGGCAGCATCTACTTTTAAGTCGGGGTTAGTAAGAATGAATTCCTCCATAAATGCCTGATTGCCGTTAGGCCGAATCACACCATCTCTTGACATAAAAACATTAGACTTCCAATCTGAAAGTCCAGCCCATGCATCAATAAAGTTACGATGTTCGTTTATGCGTTCTTTATCTGCAAGAGGTAGGCGAGAATAATCGCTTTGCCCCAGCATAATAAAAGTGTGCTGGGGATTATTACGAATAAGATTTTCGTATAAGATAGGAGCTTCATTATCTCCGCCTACTGCACCCCAGTTTTCGCTGTCGAATAAAACAGACCTTCCGATTTTTCCAATTCCGATTTTCATTGATCTATATATGTGGTCTTTATTCCGGCTTCACGGAAGAAGATTTGAGCAAGGTCGCATGAATCATTCCAGCGATTATCTTTTGTTTCTTTTCGCATTACCACCTTCTTGATTCCAACCTGAATGATCGCCTTTGCGCATTCGTGGCAAACGGGTAATCCATAAACATAAATGGTTGAACCATAAAGTGAAACACCCGTGCGGGATGCGTTGTAAATCCCATTCATTTCCGCATGGGAAATCCTTTTGTATTTGGTTTCTCGGTGAGCATAAAGCTCATCCAAGTCGCTCATTCCTCGAGGAAATCCATTGTATCCTTGGGAAAGAACTTGGCCAGAGTCGCCAACAATGACCGCCCCGCATTGAGTTGAAGGGTCTTTTGACCAAGAAGAGATTTCTTTAGCCAAAGAGATATAACGCCCGTCCCAGTCAGTAAACATAAACTTAGTCTTCTGTATCTAAAGGCTTGACGCGATTTAAAAAGTCGCGGTTTGGATCCTGACCGTCAACACCGCCTCGGATAAAGGAGACAGCAAAGCTTGCATAGTTAATCATGTCTTTGAATGAATCTTCAACCGACTCGAAGTTTGGCTCGTAGGAAGGATCAAGTTCCATTGCTTCAATAACGCTTTGAGCGCGAAGCACTTTGGCATAAATGATTTCAAGAATTGTCTTTACTCCGCTGGGATAGTAATCGGATTGACGAATTCTTGACTGAGGGTTCTGATAGTCGTTTGACTTTTTAAGTTGCAGTTCTGCGCATTCTTTTAAAACACGAAGGCTTTCTTTATCGTTATTCATGTTACTATTATACACTATATTTGGGTGAATGTAAATACTTATTTGACAAACTTGAAGTGGCGTTCGTACACGTGAAGTGAGCCAACTTGCCACGTAATATCACCGACGCTATAATCGGCTTCACCAAGACGGTTAATATCAGCAACAAGATTTTGAAGAACATGCAGTTGCCAAGCATAGTCATTGCGATAGCCAAAGATAACATCATTGCTTCGCATTTGAACAACTGCATTCACTTGGTTTCCTCGGATAAGATACTGAACTGCGTTTGTGCAGATAAAGTCAGACATGCCATTCGCGGAAAAGTCAGTATGCATTGTAGGGCGTTGATAAATCATCACTGCCCTGCGAGTTTGGCGATCTGCAAGAAGCTGAGTTAAAACCTTTTGGTATTGATTAAAGTTTTCATCACTGTTGATAAGGTATCCATAATTGGAGTTAATCTGCCCGCTATCAGAGGAAATGCTTTTCCAAATAGCAGGTGTTTCACCGGGTATATCTTCAACGTTCAAGCTTTGGCTTTCATACCAAGCGATTTCACGAGAGATGTATTCTTCATTAGGTGTACCAAAGATTGCCGGAGCATCAGCAAGAAAGCTCGCACCAACAAGGTCAAGTGTTTTAACACCGGTTTTATCTTCTACGTATTCTTCATTCTCAAGTGCAGAAATGAAGTAAGAACGTATGTCTTTTATTGTTTGCATGGATATATTATATCAAAAATTTGGTAAAATGTAAATACAATTATTCAACACAAACCTCGTGTAAAAGCCAACCGCGGTTGATCATAATTAGTAAACTCTAGTTGCTGTATAAAGTCTGAGGGCTTTACCGCTAAAGGCACTGGCCCCACCTGTCTTTGCGTAGGCCTGATTAATTGCGCTTTGCTTTGAATAGGCACGCACCTGACCCATTGGTTGTCCGTCGTAAAAAACTTTATAGATAAAGATCACGGGTTAATTAATAGGGTCAGGTGTTATGAAGTCCAGTCGATCGGCGGTAACATCGTGCTCGCCGCCAATGCGGTCAATGCAAAAGTAATCACCTGTGTCGGGATCACGCTCTTCAACAATGGCCCAGATTTTTCCGTCAATAAGAACTTCTGAACCGCGTTCGAATTCTTCGTTTTCTTCTGTGTTTTTCATATTACAATTTCTAATTAAAGGTCCTTTGGGCGGAGCACGCTTTCGGGATCAACACGGTGTTCTTCGCCATGGCGGTCAACACAAACAAGAAAGGTTTCACCGGTGCTGTCCTCGATAACCTCTTCTACTTTAGCCCAGATGCCTCCGGCAATAAGGACGTGTTCCCCTGGTTCAATGATTGTTTTATCTTTCATGATAGTATTCGAGTGCAAGACTCTTAAGTATAAAGTCAATTGATGTGTCCATTTGATCGGCTTCGCGAAGCGTTTTAACATCGACCCAACTGTGGGTAGTGTGATTGGTCACCTTGCGTTTTACCATGCCTCCTTCGATAAAGTGATCCTCACTCCAGCCAAGCTCTTTATAGAGGTATTCCAAAGCGATTTTCCTTTGCTCTTCAGGAGAGATAGTGATGCTAATTTGTCCTGTTACGGTTTTCATAGATGCAGTAAATTAGTGGTTGGGGGTTTTACATTGACCAGTAGGTCTCAGAAGAAGGGCTGCAGTAGAGCGGGGTGTTAGCCGGCTCCATGTATTTTTTTCCAGTCATGAGGTTGGTCCGCTCGACCATTTTGACCTCACCGTTTTCGTAATCGGGGCAGATCCCGTGGGTGTATTCTTCGATTGTGCAAACTGCTGCGAAGTCGGAAAGCTCGTTGAGACGGTTAGCCAAACGGGTTGCTGGTCCTTTGGTCTCGTAAAAGGCTCGGTCAAAACCGGATGGGTTTTTGTAAAAAGCATATCCTGTGTCAATGCGATAAACGACGTATTTTGTTTTGTGTGGGATCATAATATAAAAAAGTTAAAGTGAAAAATTAGGGGTTGGATTAAATTGGATTAGAGCTTGTTGGCTGCGAGTAGCTCGTCTGCTGTTGGCAGGGTCTCAGCATATTGCTGAAGGTCGTAAATGATATCGTCAAGGATTTCTCTGTAATGCTGATGGGTATCCCATTTAGAATTCTCGGCGATCGTGTTGACGATCGTGTCCTTGATTGTCTCATGAAGGTTTGGATCCTCCATGGCCTTGGCCTTTTCACGTTGAATATAGGCTACGCGGGTCGCATGAACCATTCCCCTGGCCTTGGCCTTTTCAAGTTGAATATTGGCTGTGCGGGCGGCGAGTTGTTGATTAGTCATAATATAGTAGGGTTGTTTGGGATTAGTAGTACCGTTACAGATATATTCTAACACAGTTTGGGATAAATGTAAATAGAAAAATGCTAAAAAAGTGCATTTTTTCCAAATTTGATACAAAACTTGCCCAATTTGATACAAACCAGCGAGATTTGGCTATTTTACGCTATGGCCGTAAGAAAGATTCTCCGGAAGGGGAGATAGCGAATTCATGGCCGAAAATAGTTCTGAAAACTTGTCTTCAAAAACATCGCCAATCAGCAAATCTGTTAGGGTACCTTTCAACTCGGGGGTTTCCTTTATCAGATCAGCAAAGTTAAAGGTGGGATGATAAAAGGCATAAACGATTTTTCTCATTCGTTCAATAGCATCACATAACGATTTTCCGTACTCGGCGAAGCAATCCTTTTCCGACTTTGGCGTGGTGAGATGAGTGTGAATTGCGTCGGCGGCAAGTTCGGCTGATTTAAGAGCAAGGAAAACACCCGATGAAAAGACGGGATCAAGAAAGGCAAAGGCATCACCTACTAAAACCATACCAGGTGTTGCGCAATGGGTAGCACGATAGCTATAGTCGCCAGTGACCCATGTTTGACCAACTTGCTCGGCCGTGGAGAGGGAATCCTTTATCCACAAGTTGTTTTCAATCTCGCGTTCGAGTATCTCCTTTGGATCTTGTGTGTCAGAAAAAAGATAATCTCGCTCAGCAACAATGCCTAACGAAACTCGGTCGCCTTGTTGAGGAATGTGCCAAAACCAACCTTTGTTTGGTAGTGCGGCTATAGTCGTTGAACCTTCGTCGATTCCACAGTTTCTTTTTCCGCCTTTGTAATAAGTCCAAATGGCTACCTTGTTTAAGCCTGGATCACGCTGTCTCCACTTTGACTTACTTGAATAAAAGCAGTCGCGGCCAGATGCATCAACTATTTGTTTACAATGAAACCCGCGTAAAGTGCCTTTGTGTTTAGCGACAAGACCCGTGATTCTTGCAGTGCGTTGATCGTAAGTGGTAGAAAGAACTTTGCTTTCATCACGAAATGTAGCACCATTACCTACCGCCTTTTCAATCAGCATTTGGTCAAACGCTGCACGTTCAACTTGCCAGGTGATGGATGAAGGATGATCCTTATGATCAGAGAAATAAAACGGACTACTCACCTTTCCTTCTTCGGAAGCAAATTGAACGCTGTGTTTTTTCTGAAAACCGATTTCATCCATACGGGAAACCAAGCCCAGTCGATTCAGTGTATACCAACAAAAAGGCATAAGGCTTTCGCCAACGTGATACCTTGGAAACTTTTCCTTTTCCAGTATAAGAACACTATGGCCTTGCTCGGCAAGCAGTGCTGCAGTTGTACTTCCTGCAGGGCCTCCGCCAATTACAATAACATCCCACGTATCTTTAAGCATCAAAGTAAAAACTTCCCTATGATACCAACAGCGGTCATTGCTCCGTTGGTAATGATAATTGGTTTGTCTTTCATTCTAATGCCGGCGGTTAGCCAGATCAGACCTCCAAGAATTTGAAGATACCATCCAACTGCAACGCCAGCACTGAATAGGCCAAAACCAAGAATAAGGAAGGCCGTGGCCGTCCATTTCAAAATGCCTGTCATTAAGTTTACTTGATAATCCCAACCTTCTTGAGCTTTCCTTTACCCCAGTCCCCTTGAAGCTTTTTAATATCCCGTGCGGTGAGTTCTTCAACAATATATGTTTTACCGCCAAGTTTTACTTCAGTCTTTACTGGCTCAATAACTTCTTCAACGGTTTCTTCCTCCGCAGCTTCAACCTCTTCAAGAAGATCGTCTTCTTCTGAAGACTTGTCTGTAAATTGAGGAGCGATTTGTTTTTCATCACCCCATATAAGATCGGCTTGGCCGCTGTTCCATCCAAAGATTCTTTTAAGTAGTCTCATAGTTTTTATTTATTAAATTTAAGAATTTTGCAAAGCCCACTCGATTGCGCGAGCGGCTTCTTTTTTGAAGGGACGGTTCTTATACCACTCTCCAGTTTCGTTATCAATCTCCTTTGCCAACGATTCAATCTCGGCAGGTGTGATTGGATATCCTTTCTTAATTGCATTGGCAGCAATAGAACTCATTATAGAATACATCTTAGCATACCACCCAGTCTCTGAAATACACCGATATTCGCTTACATGTTTTTGATTAACGAATGGGCAATCCCGATAAGAAGACCACTGGTAGCTTGTATTATTCAGCCGTTCTTTCTTATACGCTAGTAGCTTCTCTTGCATCTCAGCGCTTAACTTATCCTTAAATGAAGAAGAGTTTGGTTCTGCAAAAGGATGCTTTTTGAGTAGCTCGTCGCAATTAAGAAACTGCGCGTCACGATGAAAGCGAATGAACTGATATGAATTGGGATACTGAGCAGGAACGTAATACATACGAGAAAGATCCTTTGTCTGAGGATCGCCTAGCTCGTTATATTCCTTGTTAAGAGCAAACCAAAAGTGCTTTATCTTATCAGCAGGAATATATGCGTCACAAGGAATAACAATGCGAAACTTTGGGTTCTCCTTTGTGCTGCTTGCCGAGGAATAACAAATATGACGAATACCTTTAAAGCTTTGCAGCGCTTCTTCAAAGGTGCATTCATAATCATCAATATCCAGTGCAGCCCATGAACCCCAGCCGAGGACGTTTACATTCCTTCGCTTTTCACCAGGCTTATAAACGGCCGGGCTGATAAGAGGAGAGCTTTTTCCGCGCTCACCTTTCTTTGGCTTGTACCCAGGCTGTTGACTCAACCCCTCTAGGAGAGACTCAAATTCATCCCACGTCTTGAACGTCATTCTACGATGTGTAGAATTATCAAAGATTGAGTTGAATATTGTAAGAGAGTATTCCATTCTTATACGCCTGTAAGCGTACCGTGATTACCTTCGTGACTTGGGTTCTCCCATCCTTCGGGCTTAATCAAATCTGGAAGTCCGAGGGGATTCGGCCGTTCTTCTTTAATGCCAACTTCCTTTGCCATATTTGCCTTATGAACTTCGTCCCACGCTTTATAAGCATCAACGCCAAAAGCATCAAGAGTTCCAATCGCGACGACGCATAGGTCAATCAGCCCATCCACGACTTCTTCTGCATCAACCTCGTAAACCGCCGCTGACTTTGTTTCGTTAAGTTCTTCGTCAAGAAACCTTAGTCTAAACTCAAGGAACTCCTTCAGCTTCTTTTTATCAAAATCCTTAACGGCTTCGTGAACACCGAACTTGCGGTGCATATCATTTATATCTTTTACCCAGTCTTTACTCATAGTTGTTATATTATAGTTATCCAAAAAATTGTTCAAGGTCGGCCACAGGTTCTACGTGCCAACCAATTGCGTCAAGAATCATCTTGATCGGATCAACAAAAGTTTTGCTGAACTGTAATTCATAGTCAATGTAACGATCAAGTTCAAGTTCGGTCGGAAGATGATCGGGAAAGGAGATGATATTCTGCTGAATAGGATTAGGCTTTTTAAGATATACAAACTTAATCTTATCACCGCTTTGAATAAGAGGAAACTGCTTATCGAGTCCACGGTCCTTAATTGCTTTGTTATACAGCAGCGAACCTCTTACGTGAATAGGTGTACCTTTTTCAAATATAGTATTTGTGTTTGCCCACTTACGAAGAGCGTTAACACCACGGGGAAAGGCAACCTTATCCGCTGGAAGATCGCAGAAGTGAGATTTGAAAAGTTGAATTGCTTCTTGTGTTTTACCTTCATCACCAGTCATGATAATCTTGAACATTGCGTTCATAGCTTCTCGACAGACTTGCGGAGTTGAACTCTTGATAGCCTCAATACCCATGATCTTGATCTTTGGTTCTGCATACTGAACACCTTCATTGTTATGAACATTGAGGATGTATCGTTTCTTAGCAGTCCAGATTCCACGATCGGCAATAGCTTCTCTTGCCATAACCATACGGTTGGTATAAGCGTTACTTGATTCGGCAAACTCATCAAAAGCTTTTACGAACATCGGCTCAATAGCTTTGGAACCAAACTCATCAAGGAATGCAACGGGATCCTTTGGTTTAAACTTATCAATTACGTCCTTTGCTGACACGTATAACGAGTCAGTATCAATCGCAATAACACGATCCTTCTTTTCTTTGAGAAAGTCGTCAAGAAAATCATTTAACTTTTCTTCAGCATACTTAATCACAGCTTGGCCTGTTAGAGTAATTCCTGAAGCAATACGAAGATCAAAGTAACGAAAATATTTGTTACCACACGCTCCGTACAAAGAGTTAAGAAGAATCTTAACCGCCATCTGAGAAGTATCAAGTCTGGCCACGTCACCTTCGGCAACCTTCATTCCTTGCTTATCGGATTTTGAAACCTTTTCCAATCTTTGCTTGGCAAGAATCATATCATCTTTGATTTCAACACGCTTGGCATAAAGCTCTTCAACAATCTCTGGAATAATTCCCTTCTTAGCTTTACTAAACACAGCACCGTTTGAAGCACGTGCACCAATAGGATCTTTCATTGGGAGCAGCGTTTCGGGCGACATGTTATATTGAACAATAAGATTAGGATACAGAGAGTTAAGGTCAAATGACATAACCCAGTCATGCATACCAACGTGAGGTTCCTTTACATACCCTCCTGGGTAACTTTCGGAATAGTTGTCTTTGCTTGGTAACACGGCAATCTTTTTATTAGCCAGGCGGCGGAAGATAATGCTGTCCCATATTGCTGTAGTGCCAAGGGTATCTGTATAATTCACGCCGCCAAGATAAGCCATTGTTAGGACAAGCGTAATAAGGCCGAGCTTTTCTTCCATACGATCAACCAGCTCAACATCCTTGATGTTATAGTCAACAAACATCTGATAGTCTGCATCATAAAGATCGCGGAGAGTACCAATCTCTGAATAGTCAAGTTTCTTCTCGCCAAGAACCACACTCGCAATATGATTAAGCGAATAAGACTCTTGGTTACCATAGGTATAAGCAAACTTCTTAAAGAGCTCCATGTAGTCCAATGACTGAACCCCGCTTATATCAAAAGTAACTTGTGTCTTACCCATGATGGTAATCTCACGACGATTAATCTTACCCCAAGGTGAAAGACCTTTGGCGGTGTTTTCTCCAAGAAGAATCGCGGAGCGAGCAATAAGATAAGGAATATCAAAGAACCTTGTATTCCATCCCGTGATAACATCAGGTGTGTAATCAGGCTGAGACCAATGATCAATAAAGTCGTGAAGCATTTCAGCCTCAGATTCAAACTGACGATACTCGATTTTAAGGTGAGTCAGTTTAGATGCAGCCACATCATAAGGCTTTAAGCCCCATACACGATACCGATCTTCTTTACTTGATTTGTACGCAAGTGTAAGGATTTCGTTTGTGGGATTATCAACATCGGGAAACCCGTCACCGTAACTCGTCTCAATGTCAAGAGAGGCGACATCAATGTTGGCGCGAGAATAATCAATTTCACCTGGAAACTGACTTTGAATAAAAGCAGGAATGTGACGGGTATTGCCATAAAGGTTGAAGTCAGGTACTCCGTCATAAGTCTTTTCAAACTGTCGTACCTCGGCCATTGATTCAAAGCGCATAGGCTCAACCGGTGTACCGTCAAGCGCTTTCCATTCAGTGTCATCGGATTTTGACTGAAGAAAAAGCTGAGGACGGTAACGAATCTTTTCACGGACTTTATTCCCTTGGTCGTCGTAACCGCGATAAAGAAGTGAATTGCCATAGCGGTCAACACAGGTGTAAAACCCATTTTTAATGTGGTCGGTTTTTAGCATAATGTAATTATACCATATTTTAAGCTGATTGTAAATACAAAAATAATATAAATAGAGATATGGCGATTTGGCATAAAGATGATCAGGCTTACAACAGCAATAACACCACGCAATTTGAAGCGATGGTGCTTGCTGATAAAGACGGGAACATACTAAACACAAGTGGTGCCGCGTCAAACATCCCTATTGCTTCGGGAGATGTAACAGGATATTCCCACATCAATAAGTTTGGATACAGCGATGATATTTCAGCCCTTTCTACTGTATGGGACGGGCAAAACATCTATACATATTCCACTTCGGCAGGAGCCGTTACTGTAGAAAGTGATGCGTCTACAAATGGGGACGACGGGGCAGTTATTGAAGTTCAGGGTTTGGATTCATCTTATAATGTAGTTACACAGGATATCACAATTAGCGGAGCAACTGGAACGGGTACTACTGATTTGATTCGAGTCTTTAGAGCAAAGGTTAAAAGTCCAGCAAGCGGTGAATCCACAAATGTGGGAAATATTGATATTGATATTGCCGCTGCACTAAGAGCAAAGATTCTTGAAGGTAAGGGTCAAACACTTATGGCCATTTACACTGTGCCAGCTGGGAAAACGGCTTATCTTCTAAACCTTACAATGTCTGTAGACAAAAACGTCGACGCTATTTTTCAACTAATGGTTCAAACATACGATGATGGAGCATTAAACATCAAAGGTCAATTTGGTACCTTTGGAACTCCCTTTGATCATCAGTATCCGGTTCCTCTTCGTTTCACGGAGAAAACAGATATTGAAGTAAGAGCTGATGCTGGCAACACCTGCGGCGGTGGAGCAACCTTTGATATTATCTTAGTAGATAATCCAAGCTAACGGCGACGGCGACCACGCTTTCTAGTCTCATCATCAATATTCGGATCCGAATCGTTTAGCTTCTTTGGACTTTTGCCAGGGTTGCTCGAGTCGACTCCGTCGTAATTATTACCATGTCCGTTGTTTTGCTTTAAAGCCGTTTCTTCCGCCTCGGTGAGATTCCCCTCGCAGTCAACCGAACCAACGTCGGTCTCAACCTCTTCATAGAAACTGACCAGAAATACCAGATCCTGAAGATCAAACCCACTGCTATTCGCATCAGTATGGGTCAGCTCGACCAGGTAAATCACATCTCTCGAGCCGATCTTTATCTTACCTTCCGAATCGAGAAATGGCAGGAGGAAGGACTCGATGGAGGGCTGCTGATACAGAGGTGTCGTCGTCGGGGGGACATCGCCATTCCGTAGAGCCCTGACGTTTTGGGAAACTGAACGGGAATCGAACGAGGAGCTCCAAGACCCGTTGGCGCGAACGTAGCGACCGCTGAAATCAAGTGTGTCCCCGCTAGCCAACTTTGTCGACCAAACAATCTTGTTTGGATTAATACGATCATTCGTATCAAAGAAAAAGCTTTTTGAGGGGTATCCATTTTGACTCACCCTTCCTTGCGTAGGTACCCATTCCCAGTGAACAACTTTATCACGCCAATTTTTCCAAATTCTTTTTACGGATGCGCCAAGTACCCTGACATCGGCAAAGACGCAACGATCAGCGCGAACCGTCCCTGTATTTTCGATGGACACAATATCCGAAACAGCCTCGGGAACAGTAACGCTCCAGGTTAAAGTAGGATGAGTCCCAGTCTGAACTTGGGTCGGATAAGCGCTTAGCGTCCCAACGGGAATGACCGGAGACTCTTCCTGTCCCAGCATCAAAACTGGAGCCGCCGTCAAAGCAGCGACCAATGAGGTGAATAATTTATTTTTGTTGTTCATTTATTTTAATTGGATACCAGCTACCCGAAAAGGTAGCCGGTGATCCAGTGGTTATTCTATTCAGAAAGAAATTCTTTTTCCGATTTACCGTTAATATCAAACACCTTTGGTTGAAGTTCCTCGGGTATTTCCCTTTCAAGTGTAATTGAAAGAACTCCGTTTGCAAGCGTTACACCTTTAACTTGAACGTGCTCGGCAAGGTCAAAGGATTTCTCGAACTTTCGAGTTCCAATACCTTTATGCAAATACTCAACATCGCTAGATGCGGAATCGTTACCTTCAATTTTAAGCTGACTTTTATCAAGAGTAACCTTAAGGTCTTCTTCTTTAAAGCCTGCTACTGCAATCGCAATTTCAAATGCGTTATCCGAATGTTTAATAACATTATGAGGTGGATAGGTTTGATTGTTTTGCGATGATTCAATTCGATCAAAGAATTGATCGAACCCTACTGTCCACGAACGTGGGATACTATATGCTGTCATTTGTTTTCTCCTTGTATTAAGCGAGTTTATGTTAGTCGGAACCCCGAAGGCATTCCTATTGACTGACCTTCTTGGCCAATCAAAATTGTGTTGTGCATTTAACCGTAAAAGGCAGTCTTTGTAAAGAGTATGTCGTTTGCACCGTTGTCTCCGTCAAGATCTTCAGTTGCATATATCTCTTCATCATGGTCCTTGCGAACAAAGATACTTTTATTACCCTGTATAGCAATTACATTATCCTCCGATACATCATATCCTGAAGAACCAGAAGGTTGTAGATGGATATACCGAACTTGGGACTGGGTATTTTGAACAAATACCTGCTGAGCTTCTTCAAGCGTTGTAGCACTCCCTTGCCCTTCAGCATAGGTGGCTAATCCAAGCGGATGAATCTTCATTTGTATTAAGCGTAAAAGCCGGTCTTTGTAAAGAGGACGTCAGTGGCGGCACCTGTTCCACCGGAGGCGGTGGAAGCAAAGATTTCATCATCATTATCTTTACGAACCAAAACACTTTGATTTGGCTGCAAGTAAAATGATGCAATGCGCGTTCCTGTACTACCTTCTTCAACATGAATGTAACGGCCGGAGGAGGAAGTGTTCTGAACAAGTACCTGCTGTGAACGATCAATCGTGGAAGCTCCGGCTGTAAGAGAAGCGGTTGCTGCAATATTTAAAGGATTAATTTTCATGTGTATTGTTATTTATACAAAATGTTATTTATACTGTTTCTTAACATTACCAATTGAATATTTTTCCTTTAAGTTCCAATTGGGCTTATCAGCAAAAGAGATGATCTTAATCTTTTTTAGATCTGTGGTTTCGGTTATCTGATCGCGCTTGGCAAGGCGAATCAAACCCCAGTCAGAAAGAAGAATTGAAATTGTATTCCTTCGTCGCAGGTCATCAAGTGTAAAGTCTGCGCCTTTGCCATCTAGCATAAAAAGCTCTTTGAAGTGGAGGATAAAGTACCTACCTTGTTTATGAAGAATGTGGCAGCTTTGAAAAAGAGTGTTTCCATCTCGTTTTGAAGCAACTCCAATCCGTGAAAGAGTTTCTTTCACCTTTAAGAAATCGTCAGGTTCGTTTAAGTAGACCTCGAGCATATCCTCGGGTCGCCAATCAATGTAATCATTCTGTGAATCATTATTCATAATCTTATTTATTAATCTATTTCTTCCCGCCTTTATCTCTAAGTTTATGAAGCTCGGCTAATGCGGATTCTGTGAATAGCGGAAGGACTTCCCGCGCCTTTTCAGAGCTGTATCCATAATGTTCTTTAATAACCTCAACGTCCTTATCATCAGGTACCGCCTTAAACCATTTGCTAAATCTTCGACGAGGCCTGATTGTATTTCGTAAAAAGTCATATTGCATTCTTGCAGGAAGAGCTGCGTACCGATTCATCTCATTAGCAAAAAGAATCGTGTCTTGGAAATAAGACAACGAGCGATTAACCATAAACGGAACATACGCCTTTTCAGGTGAATCAACCGACACAGCTTCTTCACTGTATGCGGTGGCATCCTCGAGAATATCCTTTGACTTTGGACCACTGTTAATGTTTGAAACAATGTCGAAGAAGGAGAGCTTTTTTTCTTTTTTAGCCATCTTACTTCTTCCAAGTTACGTTAGCCATCAGCTCCGTCATGCACGCGACCATGTTCAGCTCTTTGTCAGCTACAAAAGCTGCTTTATATTGATAGTCAGCAAGAATAAGAACTGCGGAAGGAATCCCACTTGCGGTGGCATGGTCGCTTAAGACATCATAGATCTTTCGAAAGATGGCCGACGTATCTAGTGCTGCGTTGTTAGCAACCCAAGCTCGCATTGACTTAAAGTCTTTTGACTTGAGATGGGTAATCACTTCAGCAACAGATTCATCGCTGTTACCAATAAGAATGGCTGCGGGGATTTCACCGCTGCTGCCGTAACGTTGACACTCACCAATTACTCTCCGCCAATCAGGTGCGTGACGAATAATAAGTTCGGCAATAACCTTTTCATTATAAGTGACGCCTTCCTTGTCAAGGATACTTTTAAGGCGGCCCATGAATTGGCTTGCAAGACCAGCAAGTTGTTTCTTGTTTGTGTTAAACTCAACTACCGCGCATCGGCTATGAAGAGGCTCGATAAGTCGGTTCTTAAAGTTGCACGTAAGAATGAATCGGCAGTTATTACTAAACTCCTCGATAAATCCACGAAGTGCGGGTTGGGTACTTTGGGCGTTGAGGTAATCGGCCTCATCAAGAATGATAACCTTAATACCTCCGGTAAGACTAACGGTACTTGCGAATTGTTTGATCTTGTTGCGAAGAACGTCAATCCCACTTTCCTCTGAGCCGTTGATTAGCATCCAATCTAATCCAAGCTCGTTACACAGCGCTTTGGCAACGGTTGTCTTACCCGTCCCAGCGGTTCCAGAAAGAAGCATGTTATGCAACTCTCCGCTTTTAACGATTCCGTTGAATGTGTCTTTAAGGTCTTTAGTAAGAACACATTCGTCAATAGTTTGGGGTCTGTATTTCTCGACCCACAAGAATTCACTTTTACTCATGATATTATTATAATAAAATTAGGGGTTTATGTAAAGGTTAATCTGTCATAAGATGAACCAGTTCAAAGGTGCATAGTAGTATTATGACACCTCCGTATATTCCAAAAAAGGTTTCGTGTGACATAATTAGTAAGTGGGCCCGGTAGGATTTGAACCTACGACCAAGGGATTATGAGTCCCCTGCTCTGACCACTGAGCTACAAGCCCTCTTAGGATCTAGGATCTGAAAACTCCTAAAAGCCTTTTAAGAATTCCAGGCTTGGGAAGTTGCTCGCACTCTTTATCACAAATGTCAACAAATGTAATTGGAACAATATCTTCAGGATTTTTCGCTGCTCTCTTAGCAGCATTAGCCAGTTCGGTTGAGGTGAATAGCAAAGGATCATTGTCCTCGATAAACACCTGAAAGTATTCACTAGAAGCAGAAGTTCTAGCCTTTCGATTTGGTACCTTACAGACGTAAGCGCGGGATTGCGTTGGCTGTTCTTTCATAATTAGTAGTTATAATAATAAGACGGACGTTGGAAATTTTCACGGTCGTAATTATAAGGATAATAAGTTTGGCGATTGTAATTATAATATGGTTGCCGATCGCGATTATAATAAGGTTGGCGGTTGCGATGAGCTCGGTTCTTGGACATTTCCGATCCGGCCACCGCACCTACGGCACCACCAATAAGAGCGCCAGTCTCATCACCAACGAGATAGCCAATACCCGCACCAACGGCACCACCAGACACAGCACCGCGTTCACCGGGTGTGCAGGAGACTCCAAGAAGTGCGGATGCGGAGAGAAGAGAAAGTATGAATGTTTTTTTCATAATGGATTTAAGTTATAATTATACTAGGTTTTATTCAGCAAAGTTAAACTCAAGTTGCTCGAGTTCTGCTTCGGTTGCTTTGCCTTCTTCGCCCTCGCCTTCTTCGCCCTCGCCTTCTTCATCTGGAGGAGTAGGAAGATGCGCAACTAGTCGAGTAAAAAGATCGCCAACCACACTCAGTTCTTCGGCCTTAAACGCACCCCGCTTTGAGCAAATGTCGATAAGCTGGGCCATGGTTGCAACGTCCGTAAGAATCACGGGCACGGTTGAATTGATTTGTTCTTCAGTCATATTTTATATATCAGGCTGTAAATGTGGAAGACTTCTCAAGAGCGATATAGTACTCAATAGGAGCAACAGTGTTTTCCCAACGGGAGATAAACTTGGAGCTAATATCGACATTATAATCGCCGGAAACTACACGGATGTTAGAGATAAGAAACTGAAAGTCAAACTCAGACTTACAATCGTTGTCTTCATCAACCACCATATCAAAAGTATTGGCGGAAGAGTTTTTACTGTCAGTAACGCTAAGATTGATAACACCTTCTTTACCAACTACAGAAACAACAGAATGACCAAGAACAGCTGCGGCTTTGCGGACCTGTGTAAGCTGATCTTCAGTTACGGTAACAGATACTTCAGCATCAGGCATCTTGATCTGACTGGTTGGAGCTGTAAGAATCTCGGGATCAGCAAAACGATAAGAAGCTTTACTTCGGCCATTCTTTAGCACGACACTGTCATCGTTAAACTCAAGAGTGGGGTCGCCAACAAGATTCACAACGTTAATGAATTCGTTTAGATCGTAGATGCCAAAGTCGCTCTTAAAAGGTTCAGGGATTGTTGCTTTGGCAAAAACATTCTTGGCTTCTGCGATAGTTGAGAGAGGCTCATCGGCCTTCACAACAAGGTTTGGATTAATACTTGCGAAGTTCTTAAGTACTTCGAGTGTTTCAGTTGATAGTGTTGTCATATTCTATATTATATACTATTTTGGTTTATTTGTAAATAAAAAAATGGTGGCTGGGCACCACCACAATACCCAGCCACCCTTCTAAGGAGCATTAGGAATGCTGCTTAGGTGTACCCAAACGATAGCGGCTAACACGCTCGCCATTAGAGTCGTATCGGCTATTAAGATAAATCGGAGCACCTTGCTCGTAGCGAAGGGTATTCACCACACGATACGGATCTGAGATCCCTGCGTTATAAAGGTCGATCGGGGAAGGTTCGTATCCGGCTTCGAGGGCGGTCATTACCGCTTCCTTTTGCGTCTTCACGAGAACGAGTTTAGTTAATCGGTTGATTTGTCTTTTTGTCATATTGATTATATGTTGTTTATTGTAGGCGGCCTGATTTGTTATAGATTGGCTCAGACCGAAGCCAAGTTGTTAAATTAGAAAGGGACTGGACCTTCAGCAGGAGTATTATCAGCAGTTGCTGTTTCCTCAGTTGTAGCAGCAATTCTGTCTTTAATAATCTGACAGTATTCTTCTGAGTATTCAACACCAACTGAGTTGAATCCCAGTTCTTTTGCTGCAATAAGAGTAGTACCACTGCCAGCAAATGGATCATAGACAGTACCACCCTTTGGTGTAATGAGTTTGATAAGGTACTTCATTAACTCAAGATTCTTCACAGTAGGGTGATCATTTTTGATAGTTTTATTGTGAGTTCTTTCTTTCACAGAACTTTTGGTAGAGTAGAAGAACCTACTAGCAGTACCAGAATCACAGTAAGTGGTTTCACCAATGTATCCACCCCCACCAAAAACTCCACCATCATACTGCCTACCTTGATAGTCTTCGACTCCATAGTTCCTAGACCATCCGTTACCACGGTCTCCAAACTTAGCAAAATGTTCTTCCACTTCTTCACTTCCATCGTGCAGAACATTACCTGGCCAACGTCCAGACTCTAAACGAGTATCTTCAATGTTAATACCACCAACACCATGAGTTTGACAATTCTTTACAATAGTCTTCTCTTCAATTGGTTTCTGAGCAAGAAGAATAGGTTCATAACATGGTTTGAGACCAGTTCCCCATCCTTTCCAAGCAGGATCTTTCTTACCAATGTTCTGACTCTTCGGCATACCCTGCCCATACAACCACATCAAAACATCTTTAATCTTAAGACCAGAGTCTTCCACAGCGCACACGAGTCTATGGAAAGTCTTAGAAGCACCAAAGATCAAAAGATGCCCTCCAGGTTTCAGAGTCTTAGCAATCGATTGCCAGGTCTCTACCTTAAAAGCAACACAGTTTTGATACGAATCCCACCCATTGCCTAGGTACTCAATACCATATGGAGGATCAGTTACGATAGAATCAAACAGTTCTCCATCATAGTTGTTTGAGAAGAGAACACAATCATCATTATGAAATTCAGAGGTAGGCATCAAAGGTCTCCCGGCGTTATTTATGTTGTTTATTGTAGGCGACATAATTTATTATAGGTTGGCTCAGGTCGGGACCAAATTAGAACGGGACTGGACCTTCAGCAGGAGTATTATCAGCAGTTGGAGTTTCCTCAGCATCAGGATCAATCTCACCTGTATCAATCTTAGTGTAAAGATCGAGAAAGGCTTCTCGGGTTTCCGTTTCAAAACGGGAGATGCACATCTTGATTGCCGTAAGGCGATTCGCAAAGATTGAATACGCTTTGGCAATGTGGCAAAGTCGTCGAGTAGAAACCACTTCGTCAACACCGTCATCATCAAACGTCTTTCGAATGATCTTACTCCATGCAACAAGCTTGGTAACAAACTCAGAGTCGTCAACGTCATAGCTGTTCATGTGCTTTTCAACAATTTTAGTTTCGATCGGAGAGGTTGGGAAGGGCTGATCAATGCTGGCCACAAAGCGCTCGAGAAAGGCTTCATCAATAACCTGTGCGGCTACAAATCGACCATCATCACTGCCCTGTCCTTTTGTATTTGCGGTGGCAATAACGTTGAATCCGTTGGCAGGGGATACCGTTTCACCAGTCTTTTTAATCAGAATGGGATTACCTTCAAGAACTCCTTGCAGACACATGATCTTGTTGGACCCACGATCAATCTCGTCGATAAGAAGGATCGCTCCAGCTTCCATGGCCTTAATCACAGGACCTTTTTGGAAAACCGTTTCTCCGTCGATAAGACGAAAGCCACCAATCAAATCGTCCTCATCAGTCTCAGGAGAGATCTGAACTCGAACATATTCTCGCTTGGTTTTAGCGCAGGCTTGTTCAACCATCATGGTTTTTCCATTCCCGCTCATTCCAGAAATGTAAACTGGGAAGAACATTTGAGATTCAATGATCTTCTTAATATTCTTATACTCTCCCCATTGGACAAAGTTTTTATTTACGGTAGGGACGTAAACCTCTTCACTGCCAACACTGCGAACAGAACCAACCGACATCTTAAACTCGGTGGAAGGTGTAGGCTGTGGAGGTGTTGGTGTGGAGGGCAACTCTCCGCTTTCAAAAGCTTCAAGATTCCAAAGACCTCGCTTAACTGATGCAGAAGGAATGAGAAATGTTTCTTTGGCGCTGTTATAGCTATGACCGTTCTTTCGAGCGGCGGTATAGACATCAGCGGTTTTGGCAACGGGAAATTTGCCCATTGCTTTGAGCTCGGCTATTGTGTTAATTACGTTATCGTTTTTCATAATATAGTGTGGTGTAGTTGTTGGTTACGAGTATATTCTACCATAGTTTGAGGTAAATGTAAATAATAAAATGATAAAAAACTTAATTTTTATGAGATCAAATCGCTGAATTTCTGCAGAAACACACGAGATGCTCGCTTGTCTCTGTTCATCGTAGAGAACTTCCTAGCAAGGCGATTAACATCACCCGCTTTACTAAAGTCAAGGTCTTCTTCCACTTCGAGCTCGTTGTCTTCAATCCTTACCTTGCTCGATTCAACAACAAAGTATCCGTCGTACCCATAGCCGTCTTCAACAAACATCGTTCTGCTTTTGTTTTTAAGTGTCTTCTTCCGCAGTGTTTTGTACTCCTCTGTGGCGCCATACCAGTCTTTCGCTTTAAATTTCGAAGAGTGTCTTATTGCATTGATTGCTGCTGTTTTGGCATTGCGAGAGCATCCAAGGAAAAAGCAGATTGCCGAAGAACCCGTGATCTTTTTGAAGGTAAGAATGAGTTGTCTGTAAGTACCGCCAATCTCAGCTGATCTTCCATACGAAAAGGCGCGTGGACCAATCTGGGTGTTGCCCCAGGAAAGATACTCTTTTCTTTTCGAGTAATAATATGGATCATTCTGATCATCCGAAGGCTGGGAAGGTTTTTCGCGTAATGCACTTTCCTTATCACATACATATCTCATACACTGTGATTCACCATCCGTGAGAAACATGGTGTGAAGCTTTTGCACATTATACTGAGACCGAAAGCGATTCACGATTTCCGCTGCACATATGATTGTATCAAAGAGAGGTGTTCCGCCCAG